TTTGCGTCCTCTTGCGGCTCCGTATAATCAACATCTATCCGGAATGGAATCGTCACAGAAATTGTTGTGCCGACATTCTGCTCACTTTTCAGTGAAATCGTTCCCTCCATCAGCTCTACCATCTGCTTCGTGATGGCAAGTCCAAGCCCCGTACCGGTAAAGGTTGTCCGTGCGTCCGTATTTTCCTGCGAAAACGGTTCAAAGGCATGCACGAGAAATTCCCTGCTCATGCCGCGCCCCGTATCCGCACAGGTGAATTTTATCACCGCGCGCC